CAGACGTTAGTCGCGGGATGCGAAGCATCTTGCGATGGTCTGCGGCAGAATAGTCTAATAAAAGTTTTACGGCAAACCTTATATAAATTATTTTTCAGGCATTACCAAAAAAAGGGGGGGGCCTATTGGCGCTGAAAGCGTCGGTATTACCCCCCCCTGGTAGCAGTCGGTTACAAGTTGGGCAGCAGCGGGATCGCAGATCCTGCGGGTGCGAGTTTGGGTAAAAACCAGCTACCAATCTTGTTACAAGTTGTTTTAACTAGGTTAAAAATTTTGAACACTTTGGAAAAAAGGGAGGCCAGCGAGCTAGCGTAGCTGGGGAGCGCCTGCCGAGCTTTTTTAACAAAGTGAGTCTTCTCGGGCCCGAAGGGACATTACAAAAAATTCAAAAGAATTTTAAAAATTTTTACAAAAAAAATTACAGTCTGTTAAAACAAAAAAAAATCCTAAATTGCTGCTTTGAATTTGGGGCGCAAATCTGGCATACTAGTGCTAGTCTTAGAACGGGAATTCGGCTAGCCCGAATTCACTTATAGCACTTATGCCGTCCCATGCGCCAGATTATCAAATTCATTTTTTTCTTTTTTGCTCAGAAAAGTGTCAGATTCGAAAATGTATTGACCTTTTCTCATAAGGATTTGTTCAATTTTATTGAATTTATTTTCATCAAATCCGTCATCATAATTTCGGTCTTCAGCGAGTTCCTTTACGGTCAGCTCGTCAAAAAAGTCCCCTCCAAATTGGGCACAATTGGATAGATCATGAATGATCCATCGGTCGGGTGTCATTGTTCCTCTGTATTCTGGCTTACAATTTGCCAATACAATGACCCACGGTATATTAAAGCATTTTTGGGCAGACTTATATTTTCCACTGAAAAAAGTCCCATCTATTAGCGCTTCGATAATACCATACTTGATTTTTTCTTCTATTTCTCTAGCGAAATCGAAGACGACAACGGGCTCGCCATTATATGCTGACGCAATGTCCCTACTTGCTGTGACATTGAATCGGATTGCTCCTCTGAAGGCAATTAGCCATTTAGCAATAGTCGATTTTCCACGGCAGCCACCGTTGTCATAATACCAATGTATTTTCCGGAATGTACTTGAAGGAGGATTTTTTGTCATCTTAGCGAGACGCTTTTGCCAAGGCGATAGTTCAATATCACGATATACATTTTGAAATCCTTCAAAAGATTTCTTCACTTTCATCGCTTCACTGATTCTTTCAATGCCTGCGTGATATTTGATAGCAAGTTCCGGCAGTTCCGACGCCACTTGAGCTAAATCTGCTCCATCGTCTATCATTTCGACACAACGATGGAAGTCAGTTCTCTCGCCTTGACGTTTCTCACGAATTATTATTTCGAAGAACTTTTCGGGGAAATTTGGGTCCTTGCTCTCTTCTTTCTTACAGTACTGAATATTCTGGCCTCTAGTTCCGTTAACCTCTAATAGGCTTACTTTACTATTTTTTACAAGCGTCCTATCAGTTTGGCCCTTCAGTTTTTTCGTTGAAAACGTATTTGGATCCAATACCTTGATAGCGCTAAGTCCGCTGATACCGACATTGAACTCGATGTAACCTTGGAGATGCGGAACGTGATTTTTCTCGCCCACCTCAAACCCAACTACTAAGTAGTCAAGTTTCTCGTGGGTAAGGTTGCGAAGGTAATCGACATTCTCCATGGTGTAATTATTCCACGTGAATGCGAACCGGCGAAGCTTTTTTGCGAGTACGTCGTTCTTTCCTTTGGTGCGATCGGTCATTGTGTATGTGTACCTGTTCTTATATATTTAGATGAAAATTCACTTTTTGAAATTTAATTAATTAATTAATTAATTATTTATTTTTGACGAGCTGACCTCTGTTCCGATCCGACCACCCCCCCCAAAAATTATTAACTTATGTTCTATTAACTTCTGTACCGATGGAATTATTTAATTTTAATTATAATAATATCCATCTAAATATATTCAATGTCGACCCGCAAATACACCCGCAAGACCAAAGCACCTAAAAAAAAATACACTTATCAAAGAAAATATGGTGCCGCCAAACCGGTCTCTAGGCCAGCTTATCGTACCTACCATAGGCCACCACCTCCACCTGCTGAGAAGCCACCTGGCATTATATCCGCCGGTGGAAAGGCGATTGGGGACGCTATCCACCCCATTGCCGGATTTCTTGGCGGAAAATTAGGTCACCTAATTGAAAAAGTAACTGGATTCGGCGACTACACAGTCAGTAATAATTCCATTCTCAAAGGCGGGATGCCGGTACCTCAGATTGTTAACAGTTTAGATCGAGGATCGGTCATCGTCCGACATCGTGAATATCTGGGAGATATCTTAGCCTCATCAGATTTCAGTATCCAATCATTCTTGATTAATCCCGGGCTAGCTGGAACTTTTCCTTGGTTATCATCTATGGCTAATTCATTCGAGCAATACTCACTCCGAGGCATGCTATTCGAATTTAACAGCACATCTAGTGATGCCGTATTATCATCTTCAACCAGCACTGCTCTCGGATCAGTCATTATGCAAACAGATTATGATGTCGCGGATCCACTCCCTACTAACAAACGCGACATGTTAAATTGTGAATTTTCATCTTCTTCTAAACCATCATGTTCATTTATTCATCCAATAGAATGTAAAAAATCTATCACTGCCCAAAATATTTTATACACACGTGCCGGTTTGTCAATACCAGCCGGATTCGATCAACGACTTTATGATTTTGCCCGGTTTAACATCGCCGTAGAAGGATGTCAAGCCAACACAGGCTCATTAGGAGAGCTATGGGTTACCTATGAGATGGAATTATATAAGCAGCAATTCAATTACGTCGGTCAGGCTGATCATTTCCGATTTAACACTATCACTGATCTTAACCCTCTTGGAGCATCTATGGCTGATACAGCTGCCCTTGGAGGAACTCTCGGAGGAACTATCGCAGACGACCGATTTAATTATCTTTTCCCTGAAAGCTTGGGTTCCGGAAAATACATGGTTATGTATTGTGTAGCAGCTACTGGCTCAGTTACTATGACGACCGGTGTCAGTATAAATCTTACCGTTAATTGTTCTCTTTTGAATTACTGGGGCGGATCTAATAACGAGATCAGAGCACCTCAAAATGGATCTACCGGAGTCACTCATTATATTTATTGTGTTGTTGTTCAAATTACTAAGCAAGGAGCTATCCTTTCATTTAATATTAATGGTACATTACCAACTGGTACTCAATATGGAGATTTAACAGTCATCAGATTACCAGATTCATTTGTATCATATCCTTAAAAAAGAAAAAATATTTTTTTGGCCGAATCCTTTACAAGTATCTCTTTATAATATTACTCGCCGGAGTGCGGATTGGTTTTGTTTGACTTTAGTCGATGTCATAGTGTGATATATGACATGTACTAAAATCAAAAACGCGCTTTTATCTTCCGGCGAACTATTATAAATAACCCCGAAGGGGCAAGATGCAGCGAAGCATGCATCGTAGTCCGTAGGATTATTTATAATAACTCACCTGAGGATAACAGGGTGTATTTGGTTTTGGTATATGCCAAATATTAGAGTATGATATTTACTAAAATCAGACATAACAAAGCGGCACGGGTGCGGTGACGCAGACGTTAGTCGCGGGATGCGAAGCATCTTGCGATGGTCTGCGGCAGAATAGTCTAATAAAAGTTTTACGGCAAACCTTATATAAATTATTTTTCAGGCATTACCAAAAAAAGGGGGGGG